TATCTAGGAGATATTCATAAACTTTTTTTCCCAATTCAGGACCAGCAGCTTTTCCTAAATAATCGTACAATGATAACATATTATTATCCATATCTATTTAATTAATTTTCTGAATTCATTTACATTGAATGTAATTATTTCTTTTTGACTTTCTAAATCTTTTTCCATAAAAAATTCTAATTTTTCTGTAGGTTTAAAATAAACTTCATCAAAATTATATTTTATTCCTAAAGCTCCATTAATTATGGGGGATGATGTATCACAAGATGATATAAAATTCATATCTTTATAGTACTTAAATTCCCTCCAATCAGATGCACCTAATAAATGATGGTAATTAGTTTCAATCAAAACCCCAGATTGAATTAGATCATCTACTAATTTCATTCTTCCTTTCATTTGTGCCTCCAAAACCGGTAACTCAGAAAAATAATTTAAATAAGCATTACTAGAATGGTTAATAGCAATATGTGTATAACCCAACTCAGTTATAACTTTATACATATTAATTAATTCATCAAATGTATTACCTTGTAATACAACCATTAATTGTGTTCTAGGTAAATTAAATCTTTCAATCCAATTTTTAGCATTTTCTATAGTTTTTTCACTATTATTCCAAGAATCAGGAACAATAAAAATATTGGGTTGGATCAGTTCTATAAAAGATAACAATTCAGAATTGGTATGATGATACCCTTCAAATAAGGAGTTATCCATTATAATAAATCGACCATCTTCTTTTGCTTTGAGAAAATATTCTTTATACCCAGGATATTTTCCCATGAAACATGGTAAAAGATAATCAAAATCATTATATTCGTACCCATATTTAAGCAACGAAATAGGAAGTTCATGAGATATTTTCATTAATGGTAGTTTTTTTTATTATTCTTCAGAATAAATAGCTGAGTTTTTATTGTGTTCAAAACATTCTACTTTAATTACTTTACAACGCCCCGCATCTGTTTTAGATAAAACATCATTAAATTTATCAAATACTAATTTAGCTAAATTTTCACAACCCATTTTATCCATTACACGTAAATGTAATAAACCCATTTGTTCCATTTGTTGGAAAATATCCAGGTAGGGGTCATCTTTTTCAATTAACGTAGTATGATCAAACATATAATTCATCCAATCTTTTAAACCATTACCTTGTGGTGCTGATTTAAAGCCTCCGAAGTCCACAATCCAATTCATATCATTTAATTGATGTTCTTCTAAAGGTTCATTAGAGGCAAACCATATTTTAAAATAAATCCCATAACCATGAAGTAATTGACAATGTGAGTGTTGTGCTCTCCACTGACGAATAGCTACTGAGTAATTGTCAAATAATTTTGTTGAAATGTAACGTCCCATATTATTTATTCTGTGTTGTTTGTGGTGAAGGAATTAATATCCATAATAATATGTATAAACCACAAGATTGAAAAAATGTAATTTTAGGTAAATTAAAAATCAAAGGCATAAGCCAGTTCCATAAAAACATTATGGGTAATCCTAAAAATATTAAATTAATTATAATCATGTTGATTAATACTATTATATTTTTCATTCTAGTTGGTTTTTTAGCGTTATTATATCAATTTCACTTTGTTCTACAATTTGTGAAAGTCTATCTATAATTGTGATAAAATGTTCTTGACTAAGATTATTAATATCAGGATTGTTCAGAATACTTTCTACTTCCTTTTGAATTTTTTCTAACTTTTTATCTTCCATACTAAATATAATACTTTTATTTTGCCTATTACCCCTCACAGCTTGAACATGATTCCAAAGTACGCTGAAGGTTATCTCCTCTTAGTACAGATTCAGTACGCAAATAGTAGAGTGTTTTGATTCCCAATTTGTGTGCTTCTTTATGAACTTGTGATATCCATTTAGGGGTATCGTTTGGATCAAAACATAAATTTAAAGATATAGCTTGATCAACATATTTTTGTCTAATGGCATTTTGTTTTACTATTTCTAATTGATTTATTTCTTTAAATGTTAAAAATATTTCTTTTTCCTCAGGTGATAATATATAATCGGGTAGACCTAATATTGATCCTTGATCTTTTAATATTTGTTCCCAAACACTATCTATATTGTAGCCTTTGCTTTCTAACAACTGTTCTAATATTTTATTTCGTTTAATAAATACACCTTTAGCTGTTTTTAAATTATAAACATTAGCAGGAATTGGTTCTATTGAAGGTGAAACACCACCCGATATATGAGCATTTGAAACAGTAGGAGCAATAGCTAAATGGTGAGTGTGTCTCAATCCGGTTCCTTTACACCATTCTGGTTCTCCATATATTTCAGCTTGTTCACGAGATGCTTTTAATGTTTCTTTTTCTATAAATTCTGATATGACTTTTGTCAGAGCATTTGCTTGTAAACCAACGAATGATAATCCTTTTGATTGAAGTAAAGTATGCCACCCTAAAACACCAATACCTATGGCTCTTCCTTTAGTTGCTGAACGGACTGTATTTTCCATAAATTTGATATTTTTAGCTCTATCTATGAATTCTTGTAATACACCTTCTAAAAACCAACAAGTTAGCTCAGGTAAAGTCATCCCATTTTCAAATTTATATTCTTTCCACTCATCCCAACGTGCTAAATTGAGTGAAGATAAACAACATATGAATGAATGGAGTTCATCTGTATAGAGTGAAATTTCTGAGCAGTTATGTACTACTGCATTATTTGCGTAAAAATTTTGGTTGTCCTGTATTGTTACATCATATACAGGTTTTTTGGTTTGAAGTTTTGTTATTTTTAATCCCATGTTTTATTTTTTTATATTTCCATTTATAACCGTAAATTGTTGGTCTTTTACCTTTTGCACATGCTCCTATAGCTGCTCCTGTTTTTTTACCTAGAGCTTGGGCTGCTATAATTTGTGATTCCCATTCTTTAATAAAGATACCATCTTTACTGTACTGAAGCACTGGTTTGTTGTTTTTTCCTAGATTATTTAATCTAGCTTTTTCTTTGGATTCTTGGGTGTGAATTTTTCCCTTCATAGGTGATATTCTATCTTTATGTCCTTTAGGTTTACCTAATTGAGCCAAACCTAGTTTTTTACAATGTTCTTCAGTTCTTGGTGGTTTTGGTTTTTGATTTGATAAACTAATTTTTTGTTTAATTTCATTATTCATGAAATCGGGTCTGGGTAGGCCTTTCTGGGAATGTACTTTTGAATGTTTTTTGCCCATTTTACCTTCGGATATTCTACGTTTGGTTTCTTTACTTTTGGGGCCGGATCCATTATCATATAGGTCACAAAATAGGGCTGTTTCCCATCCAAATTCTTTTATATGTTGTAGTTTGTAATGTAATTCACGCTCTAGTAGTATATCTATGTCACATATCTCAAGTAAATAAAATGTATGATTTTCAAACCCATACTTGTTGAATGATCTGTGTATTTTGGGTTGATATCTTGTATGCCCATTTTTATATATGTTCATTCTAGCTTGTATATGTTGTGATTTACCTATATATACTTTTCCACTAGGGGATATAATTTTATATATCCCTGATATTTTTTCCTTTTGATTCGTGATACTTTCGTTTAAGTTTTTCATCGATTTTTTCTTTATTAGACCAGTAATATTTCTTACTATATTCTCGTTGTTTGAGAATACGTTCGTTTTCTGTTTGGTATTTTTTGATACGTCCCATCGATTATAAATATTATAGATCTAAGAAAAAGTCTAAGAAAATGGATATTTTTTCTTAATAAAATCTTCTAATTCTTGCTTCATTCTTGTTTTCGCAGCATCACCTCTTATTAATTCCTGTCCTCCACTGACTAAAAACCAAAAATTACTTGGGACTATACCATTTAAAAATTTTCCATTATATTCATATATAGCGGCCATAGCACCTGTGCCTTCTTGTCTTTCAAATAGATCTGGCATTAGTAGTTTGACTGTTTGTAAACTATAACTAGCGTCTTTTAGTACGATATTAACCAGTTCTTGTAATTCTCTATTATTTTTATTACTAGATGGTTGTTTAAATATTCTATCAAAATTATATTTATCTATTTCTTTTTTTGCTAGTTCTAGCTTTTCTTTAATATATTTTTGTTCTTTTTCTTTTTTAGAAAAACCAAATATTTCATCAATTTCTTCTTTAATAATTTGTTTTAATTCTGATTTTTTCATTTAGTTAAGTTTTTAATTGGTTTAGTTTTTAATTGGTTTAATTCATGGTTATAAATATCAATAAAATTATTAGATGATTTAATTATATTTGTTTTATCTGTTAAAACATTGTATTCTATTTCACCTACTATTTTTTCTTCTATAACATTTAAAAACCATATTTTTTGCCATTCTTTTTGAATAAAAATCATTAAGTCTTCTTTCTCACTAAATATACAAAAATAATCTCCTACCTCCAAATTTCTAGTAGATTGACTTTTAGGTAATCCTAAAAATGTACCTTTAGGGGTAGGGATTTTTTCTGTAGTATGAGTTTTAATAAACAAGTTCATCTTCTTCTATTAAATGTTGTGCCTCAACCCATCCTCTGTTTTTTGTCAATATTTTATGCTCAGGTGTACATTGTAATTTAAATCCGGTTGTTTCATCTTCTATTTCCAAAAGTTCAGCATCTGAATTTGTCATTCCAAAGTTGGTGATGAGTTTATATTCTTTTTCAAGTGTTTCTTGATTATAACTTAAAATGTATACTTCTGAGTTGGTTTGGAGGGTAAATTCAAGGTCTTGTATTTCAATTTCTTTTGTTTCTTCTCCAATTTTAATTTGGATTTTTGTATCCCCAGTAACACAAATATTTGTCATTGAAACATGTAAGTTATTCTTCTTATATGCTTCAGGATTAGCCTTATTCACATTGTCTTCATACATGATATATGGTTCTCCTGTTTCTAATCTTGTCTTCAGAATTTCTCCCCACAGTTTTAAAGTCTTAGGATCTTTTTCTTCTAACTTATTCATAAAAACATCATCAATAACAACACATTGGTGAAGATTTAAACATTGTCTATTAACATCCCCTTTAGGTCTACGGATACCTAAGAATTCTTCAATGTCGGGGTGATTAATATTTAAATTAACAGATGCTGCTCCTCTACGAACACTACCTTGATTAGTTGCTAATATGGTTGAATCATATATTTTAGCCCATGGAACTACTCCTTCACTTACACCATTATCTTTAATTTGTTTTCCTCTTCCTCTTATGCGGGATAAACCTATTCCAACACCTCCCCCTTGAGAAGATAAACGCATTAATTCTGAGTTTGCATCAGCTATACCTTCAATGCTATCTCCAACATCAATACCAAAACATGAAATAGGCATTCCACGTTCAGTACCCATGTTTGATAATACAGGTGATGCTAAGCATAACCAGTTTTTAATCATTGCTTCATAAAAGAAGGGCTGTAAATCCTTACGACGCAAACGGCGTGCTGCTGCTTTACTTACTCTTTTAAATGCATCAAATACATGTTCATCAGGTAATAAATAACCTTTTGAAATCATACTTACTGCAATCTCATCCATAAATTCAGGGTAATGTTTTCCTTTAATCCAATTTGTTGTATCTACTGTACTCATTTTTATTTATTATCAATTTTTATAAATCGTTCCAATCTGCTGTTGATTTTGAATAACTTGTTACACGACCTGCGAAAAAGTCCTGGTGGGTTTTACCACTGGTTAAATGCCCAAACCATTCCATTTGTTTTAGAAGATTAGGATCAATATCATTATAAATGGGTTTATAACCTAGTTCAATCATCTTTTCATTAGCACGAGCCTTAATGAAATTTTTTAATTGCTCTATATTTAATCCTTCAATATCACCCATTTCAAATGCCTTATCAATAAAATCAAATTCTAATTGTACTGATGTTTCGCAAGCCTCAATTACTTTTTCTCTTATTTTATCACTATTTAATTCGGGTTGTTCTTCCAATAATGTCCTAAATAACCAACACCCTGCTTTCGAATGTAGAGACTCATCCCTTACACTCCATTCCACTACTTGAGCGGTTCCTTTCATTAAATTTCTTAATTGAAAACTCATTAATACAGCAAATGAAGAAAATAAATTTACACCTTCTGTAAATGCTGAAAATATAGCTAATGAAACTGCTCTATCTTCTAATGTTTCACCTGGTGTTTCTACTAAACGATCAATTTTAGCTTTTGATACTTCATCCTCTAAAAATGCTTTAAAATCATCTAACCCCAATTCTTCATTCAAACGGGCATATGCTTCAGCATGTATACTTTCAAAATCAGCAAAAGCACGAGCCATTGCTTGTATTTCGGGTTTAGGGAACCATAATGAAACTTTGGTTGACCAATAATCATTCACATGTACTTCTGTTTGAGCAAATGATTTTAAAATATTACCTATTAAATTCTTTTCGGATTTAGTTAATTTTGATTTCCAATCATTTAAATCAGAGGCTAAAGGTACTTCGTCTGAGATCCAATGGGCACGATGTTGCTGTTTGAAAAATTCAAACGCTTCTTGATATTCAAAAGGTTTATAGTAATTTCTAGGTTCTGTTATCATGATATAATAGATTTTATAATAGTTGTTAATTGCTCTTCAGATTTAACTCCAGAAAAACGGTTTATTTCCTCCCCATTATTTAATATTATTGTTGTAGGGACCGACTTAATATTATATTTTAAGGTTAAATCAGAATCAACATCTACATCTATTTTTCTAAACAAGATACCATCTATTGATTTTTTTACTTTATCAAATATAGGATCATATACCTTACACGGTTGACACCATGTACTTGAGAATTTTATTACTTCTATCATTTTTTTTTCTTTTTTATGTATTAATAAATATATTATCCTTCTTCAAACTTTAAGAACTTACTACGAAGAATATATTTGTCTTCTTCTTCCACATTGGAAAAATCATTTGTTTTTTTATTATTTTTAGGTATTATTTCATCATCATCCAAAGGTTGTTCATCTATTTCAATATAACCATTGGATGTGTTAATTTTTGATCTAAAAGTTAACCCATCTGGGCCATATCTGTTTTTAATAAAATGCCATCTCCCAGTTCCATTAACTTTATCCTTACGGCCTCTGGCTAAAGATATTATTATATCTCCTATCATTATTTTATCATATGAACCAGCTGCATTTTCTGCTTGGAGAATTTCCTTATCAGCCCCTGTTCTATTAGCTTGTGACGGAGAAGCTATAGGAATGCCTAATTGTTTAGCCAACCCCTTAGCTTCAGTATATACATCATCTATTTCATCTTTACGTTCTTTTCTACCTTTAGTACGTAATAAATCTAAATAATCTATTATAATAAGATCAGGAATAAAACCATCTTGATATTTTAATTGATGTATATGGGATTCAAGTGTATCTAAAGATGCTCGTTTAGGAGCATATTCTTTTATTATAATTTTTCCTTTTACTTTATGTATAGTTTGTTCTACTTCCTCTCTATGTTCATCCAATTTATCAACATCTATACCAGAAAAAACAGCATCATATCTTTTTCCAACATACCCCTCAGATAACTCTAAAGTATAATGGATAACATTATATCCTAAAGCAGCAGCGTACGCCCCCATTGCTATAACACCCCATGATTTACCCCCTCCAGGATTTCCGAATAAAAGCACTAAATCTCCTTTACCATAACCTCCTTGTGTAAGTTCATTAAATACCTTCCAAGGAAAAAGGATTGCTTTCCTATCATCTTCACGATATCTGGTTTCAATGTCTACAGCATAATCTAATCCTAGGTTTTTATCTTCCCCTGCTTTCATGGCATCGTTTATTACAGATCTAATTCCATCATAATCTCCTAAACCTAATAAATCAACTGAAGTCATTATTGCTTTTTTCATATGTTGGTTACGGCAAAAATCGCTAAATTCTGTCTCAACCCATTCTAAATCAGATGATTCAGCCATTTTATAGGCTTCCCGTAAAGTTTCAGTAAAGGAAATACGTAATACATCATTATCTATTTTTTTTATTTCTATAGATAAAGTTTCCATGGTGGGATAAGTATGATATTTATCAAAATATTTCAATATATACTCTATTATCCACTTGGATGATTGAGATTCAAAATATTCACTATCTAAAGAATCAACTATGTTAAGTAAAAAATCTCTCTTAGTCAATAAAGCTCCTAATACTTTTATTTGGAAAGAATGCCCATATTTAGACAGAGAAGACAAGGTTGAATTTACCATAAATTATTTAATATAATTTTAAGATTTTAATTATTATTTTGTGTATGTTAGTGGCCCAAAAACTTGATTTAACCACTCCATGGTGTTAGGAATGTTAGTACCCAATCCATCTTTGTAAAACATATTCATAAAAACATGTGGATTAAATGAATATGTATTTATAAATTCATTTTTTATCTGTTCTTCATTTTCAGGAGAAATATATAAATTGTTTAAATCCATTAATCTATAGTTAATTTCAATTTGTTCTTTATTCTCTAATAAAGATGAATATAAAGTATGTTTATGTTTGTTATCCAAAGCATATTGAAATATATCTGATATATTTAAATTATCTTCATTAACTATATTAGGAAATAATTTTATTATTTTCTTAGGGCCTAATCCTTTTACTCCAGGAATATTATCGGATTGATCACCTAATAAAGCTTTATAATTAATAAAGTTATTACTATGTATACCATATTCTTCAAATATTTCTTTTGAGGTATATATTTTTTTCTTAGTAGGAGAAAATAATTTTGTTTTATTTCCCACTAATTGAAGGTAATCCTGATCTGTAGATACTAAATTTATTTCATGGTTGGAGGAATAATTATTTAGTTTATTTACTAAATACCCAGCAATATCATCTGCTTCTAAACCATTAACACATATTATAGATACAGGAAGAACTTTAAGATAATGTATTAATCTATTTATTTGATTATTTATTTCTTCATTTTCTTCTTCTTTATTTATAAATAATGAGTTGTTTGTTACTTTATTCGTCTTTCTATTAGATTTATATTCAGGAAATATGTTTCTTCTATTATTAGAACCACCTTCACCATCAAACAATATTACTACTTTGGTAGGGTCTAATATTCTTATAGTATAACCTAAGGATTTAAGAAATCCTGTTAATCCACCAATATGAGCCCCATTAGGGTTTAAATGATTTACAACAGAAAAATTTCTTAAAAAACAATTTAAACCATCCAAAATCAAAACGGAGTCTAAGACCCCGCGTTGATTATTGTTAATGGATGATATAATATCCGAATATTTATTCTTCATTATCTACTTCAATAATAGGTGATATTCTACTACTTTCTTCCCATTCAGATGTATCTTCTGTTATTTGTAAAGATTCTACATCTATGTTTTCCTCGTTAAACCACTCATGAGCATATTTTTTCTTATAATCTTTTATTGCTTCAGGGGTATCCGGTATAAAACCATGAGGAGTAACTATAACAGTAGAGGTTGTTGCTATACCATAATCAGCATGTATTTTATCAATAGCTATTTTAGTGCGTTTAGCAAATTCTACTTTTTTTCCTTTATGTTGAACACTTATTTTGGAAGTACCACTATTGGTAACATTCCCGAAAGTAGTAACAATAGTAGCATCCCAATACATTGCATTTCCACCCTTATTTGTCATTTTTGGTTGAGACATAGGTGTCAAAGCTGGTTGGACCCCAGTTTTATTGATAACAAAAAGAGTATTAGTATAAGGATATTTTTCTTTACGAGATAAAGGAAACTGTTGATTGATGAAATTACCAAATTGGGTTGCCATAGCCCCTGCATTCCACATTGGATTGTTTTTTCCTTGTTCTACACTCATTTGACAAGGTATAGACCCCACAGAATCCCATAAAAATAACAGATCATACGGGAGTTTTCCTTTTGACTGTTCATTTAATATATCTGAAATAAAGGCGGCCACATCCTCAATGGTAATGAGAGAAGCTCTATCTATATATAGGAAAAAACCTTTGTAATTTACTTCACCGGTTTCTTCATCAACTATTGTCTCTAATTCTAATCCCATTTTCTTAGCATGGTCAAAATCCCATTTCATCTCTGTAATTATAAATACAGGTAAAATACCCATTTTTTGAGCAGCTATAGCTGTCTCAATCATTAATGTTGTTTTTCCTGTATCTGAACCTCCTCGAGATATAAAAATATGACCCATAGGAACACCGGGAATAGATAGGGCTTCTCTAACAGCATTTGAAAATGAAATCCATTTTTGTTTTTTAAATTTAGATGATTGATCTAATAGTTTAGATTTTTTAAAACTTTCTATATCGAAATCTTGTTTTAAAGTGTGTGATATCACCTGAGATAATGACTTATCTAGTTTATTTTTAGCCATAAGTGTTTTTATTTGAAAAGATCATCAAATTTAGAAGAAGCTGTTTTTTTAACTTCTGTTTCTTCTACTTTATAGGTTTGTATACCATTATTAACATTAGTTGAATCACCAGCATCTTCATCTTCTTCATCTTCTGATGCCATAATAGGTGATTCATCATCCTCACCGGGTGTCAACCATGTATCTAAAATATCTTTTAATTCCTCAAAAGTATATTTTTTATTGATATTTAATATATCGGGTTGGTCATTTAATAATTTTTCTAACAAAGCTCCGTCTTCTGATATTGCTGATGTTTTTGGTTTAACACGAATGTTACACTTAACACCTTTTCGACCAGCTACTATATCTTCTACTGCTTCCACAGTAAAATCACGTCCATCCATAATATCTGTATAATCTCCATAATCTTCATCGGCTGCTATACCTAATAATTGTTCATAGATTAATTTTCCAAACTCCCATAAACGAGCCCCATTTTCTTCTTCTCCTCTTACTAAAACCGGAACAAAATAACGAAGTTTAGGTTCAATCTTTTTAGCTAGTTGCCAATCTTCTTTATCAGATGATTTACGGAGATTTTTAGCGAATTCAACAATAGGATCTTTTTCTCCCCAATTAGTCAATGCTAAGATAGGTGATTTAGCAAAACCATAATGAAGATAAACCTCACGAAAAGGATTAGATTTGTCAAATTTACTAGGAATAATTCTTACTTGGTGTTTTCCTGGTTTAGGTTTCCAAAAAATTTTACTGTAATCTATTTTTTCTTTTTTTTGACCTTTGTTTTGAGAAGCGGCTAACTTCTGCTTAATAATACTTAAGTCCATAATAATGTGTTTTTAAAGGTTAGGTGTTCTATGAACACAATTAATTAAACTAAATCTACGACTTTTTTCTTGCCAACAAAACTTATTCAAAGTATTTTTATTATTTTATTTATATATAAATATTTCCCTTTACTCCAGGGCACATTTGTCTAATTTGTTCTTCGGTGTATTTTTTAGATATTGGTGTATTACGTATATCTAAATCACCTCCTACATTTAACCCATTGGGAAGTGAGGTAATTTTAGTATTAAATAAATATAAATTACCTCCTACTTCTAAATCGTTAGGAAGTGAGGTTATTGGGGTTTTAGATAAACTTAAATCACCTTCTACTTGCAAACCGTTTGGAAGTGAGGTAATTGGAGTATTATTTAAAAATAAACTACCTCCTACTTTTAAATCATTAGGGAATGAGGTGATTGGAGTATAAGATAAATTTAAACTACCTCCTACTTGTAAATCATTTGGGAGTGAGGTTATTTTGGTATAAGATAAATATAAACCACCCCCTACTTGTAATCCATTTGGAAGTGAGGTTATTGGAGTATAAGATAAAATTAAGTTACCTCCTACTTTTAAACCATTTGGAAGTGAGGTTATTTTGGTATTAAATAAATCTAAGTTACCCCCTACTTGTAAATTATTAGGAAGTGAGGTTATTGGAGTAACAGATAAATTTAAGTCACCTTTTCCTCCACCCATCATGTATTTTTTGATCTTTCTTTGAGTAGCAACAATGTAGTTCTTTTGACGTTCTTCAGGGGAGCGTCTCGGGACAAGAATTTTGTTGCTTTCTTTGATAAGATCAATTAGTTTTATCATTTATCTTTGATTATTTGGAAAAATCCACTATAGTATGGATGGAAGTATCTAAACGTCTTAAATCAAGACCATTTGTTAATAATATACTATTCTTATAGTCCTGCCAATTCACTGTATAATTTCTATTTAACCTACCATTATTGTTTTCTCTAATTAAAACATTTAATGCATTTATAGTATATAGAGTATTAGATTCTTTTTTCCTATGTAATAAAATAGTATTTTCTAAAGGTGATAATCCCATATTCCCGGTATCTATGTTGTATGTGCATATCAATTCA